AAGGCAGTCGCCTATCTTTCCGGCCACCAAAAACACATTAATCGCGCGGGTGCGCGGATATGTGATTACCTCTGTCAGCGCCGCCGTGTCTCGGTGTGTCCAAAGCTGAAGCTCACCATTTAGCACCATGCTGCGGATGTCATCCAGCTCATAGCCAAAACTCTCGTCGAGTGCCGCCTGTATCTGCCCTGAGTAGGCGTCAAACTCTGCCCCCAATTCTGCATATGTGTCGCGTTGTGCTGAACTCATTATAGCAAATCCCCTTAGATACTGGTAGTGGTTAGGTTGCCAGACGTGTCGACGCCCAATTTCCACTGGCCGCCGTTTGCGTCTATTAGAATTATTTCTGTGCCAGTCTCGCCATTGGTGAAAAAGCGCTCGCCTCGGTGTAGTACACTGTCTGACAATTGCGCTATGGCGACGCCAAGCTGATTGACCTGGTCTCGCTCATAGGTTGGCGGCGCGGATGGTATGGCTGGCCTAGTCATTATCTACGCCCCCGCAGCGCGCCCTCAAGGCGCACCTGCCCAAGCTTCCACGACCTGTCGGTGACGCCCTCAACTGTCATCTGCACTTGCCGCGCACTAAATCGGCAGTCGGTGTAGCCGTCGGCGTCAATGTTAAAAGTGCCAAGGTCATACTCAGTGCCGAGCGGCGTCTGCCGCCCCTTAAATGCAAACGACACGCAGCCGACTGAGCTACTTTCTTCGTCTGGTATGATGCGGTTAACATATGCCACCCGGTCGCCATTGCCGACCTCGATTGGGCCGGTCTTGCAAAATGGCTTGCGCGTGCCGACGCCAGATGACGCGCTCAGCGTGCCGCGCTCATGCTCATAGAGGAAGCCGTCCTTGTCACCCGCTAGCGGCACGTCAAACGCGCCCCGGTCAATCCACGCGCCGCGCTCAAGCTCACCCACGCTCCACACCTTCTCTTGGTAGTTATAGATGACATACTTACTGTTTCGGTCATCCTCAGTGGTTGGGAAGAACCACCAGATTTCTGAGTTTACGCTATTCGAGCCGCCACACACCAATTCATGCGCGTCGTCGTTAAGGTTGTCATAAATGAAGTCGTGAACCTCGCACGGCAGCTGCCGGACAAAGCCGTCATAGACGACGGGCCCGTTTTCGCTAAGCCAAGCAATAAAGTTTCCAGTTGGCACGATGCAGCGCGGGCTGAGCGGGCCGCACGCGCTGCCGACTTTTTGCACGCCGTAGGCGAGGGGAGCGCCGACATAATACATGCGGTGGACATCCTCGTCGGTAAACAAAAGCATGTCGGTTTTGTATCGGACGCCAGCCATCAGGCTGCCCTGCGTCTGCAATATGATTGAGCCAGCTAGGTTAGTAGCAGACGGCGTCCACGTCGTGGGCGCCTCTTGGTCGCTAAACTGCACCTTGCGTGGGTCGCCGCCCGCGCCCAAGGCTAGGACGTGGCGCTCATTGGTTACTGCGACGGCGGTGTTTGCCAGTGGCGCGTTTGTCAGCACCGCGCCCGCAGCGTCTGGCGTAGAGCCGCTGTTGGGTTGCCAGCGGTAAATTTTGCCGTCGCCTGACGAGCAGAAAAGCAAGTCCTCACCAAAGCTGTCGAATGTAATGTTTATTGCCTTTTTCTTCAGCCCCGACACCGTCCGGGCGTCGCCGAAGCTCTCCTCGCCATATGGGCCAGCGCCAAAGCCATAGGCTACGTTTCCTGCACCACTCGCTCCGACAAAGCCGGCTGGCGTAGTGTCGTTGAAGTTTGACAGATAGAGCGTGTGGATTTTGTCGTCTGTGGCGACTGCAAGAATCGGGTCAAAGTCATTGTCTCGGTAGGCAAACATTTGCCGCACCGCGCCCCCCGTCAGAGCCGTGCCGCTTAGCAATTGCCACCCGCCAATTGGCTCAAGGTGTCCCTCTTGGAAGCGCACCAGGTCGCTGTCGACCCAGCGGCCCTTGGTTGAGTATTCTGTGCCATTAGCGACAACGCCGGCTGGGGGTGTAATTGGCAGAAGCTGTCCCATCAATCGTCGTCCTTTCTCGCTAGGCGCTCCAACTTGCGAGCCACCTCTTCATTGTGTAGCCGGAAGAGGTCAGAAATCTTTGCCTCTGCCTGCTTAATTCGTTCGCCTAACCGATCGATAGCCGTAGCCATGTCACCCAAGTGACGGCTCACATACCAGACCAGCAAGATGACGCCAGTCACCTGCGGCCAGTAAGTCACGATAAAGTTCTCGGCTGGCTGCATCTTAATTACCATCGCTGACGTCAATCAGCGCGAGACGAGACTTAGTCTGCACATATTTTTCTAAGTCTTTTTCGCTAAGACTGGAAAGCCCTGCCCTGGCGGCAGCGCGCTGTCGGCGGTTTATTCTTACTTTCCCAGCCTCATCATATACAAGCCAGTATGGCATATATTTGTCGCCAATAGCAGACTGATAGTCCTTGTATGTAAACTTTCTTTGCGACTTGTAACAATGCCCCAATGCGGTGCATTTATTACACAAGCTGGCACACGCAGATGGCTCAAACCCCCAATTACGCTTTCGGAAACCGTGTGCAAATAAGCTGTAGGTTTTGGGAATAGCTTTCCCTATGAAGTGAGGCGTTTTAATTGAACGCGGCACAATGCTGCCAACACCGCGCCACTTTGGGGCATTGCCCGGCGTGTGTTCGTCATACCCACCAGACAGGACAATGCTGACATTAGACCACGGGTGCGTGTGATAGTTGCCACCGTCAATGCCGTGGTCTGATTGTGGGATATGATGCAGCCATATATTAGGTAAGCGACGCGGCTTGGCTTTACCTAAGTCGACGTCTAATTCGTCTGGCTCAACACCTAAAAGGTAATATCTGAGAAATATGACACCGCCAAACGCATCCACATACGCTTTGCATCTGCCTGTCTTCTCAAGCCAATTAAGCAGCCATTTCATTACTTACTGACCCGCACAAATAAACAGCGACTTTCGGGTGTAATGACGACACTATCGCTTGTCAGGTTAAAGACCTTGTGGGCTTCATAATCTGTGCCGCCCACGCTGACAGGCGATGAGCAATAAACATAGCAGTTCGTTCCAACCCTATCGACCGTTACGGCTGCGTCAGAATGGATGTATTGCGTCGACCAGTCTGTAGGGTCGGTCAAGCGGCTAATGCAAACGACATCACTGCCATCGCCACCTAGCTGACCTGTTGTTGAAAGTGGCACATACTCAAACGGGTGCGACACCCAATCGCTGTGGTTATAGTCACCATCTACAGTTGCAGTCACTTGTCTGTTGTCCAAATCTTTGGTCACAGTAATGTCGGGTCTTGCAATCATAGCTTCCCAATCGGACATGCTTGCGAGAACTGCCGGGTCGTCTGCCTCAGCCCAACCCCAAGTCACAGACATTTTGCCTGAGACGGGGAAAAGCGACCCGCCGCCAGACATTATGCCAGCGTGTTCTGGGTGCAACACTTTGGCTTCGTGATGCACAACATCTTGAGGTTGCATCCTGTTGAGCGAGTAGTTTGTCATCAGACGCGACACTGTTACCTCTAGCATCCCGTCAATATTTCTTGCGCTAGATAGTGTCGGCACTTTCTTGCTCCTCTGACAAAGATGTCTCTCGGATGGTTGTTGCCGCGCTAGGCGGTGTAAGCTGCGCCTCATCATACTCAAATGACTGACCGACAAAGGCACGCAAGTCTTCTGCGCGGCTATCGTCGCCCTCATATGTCTCTGCAACGCGGATGTCCGAGCAAATGGTCGGTGCTAACTTTGCAATTGTATCCAAGATTTCCTGCGCGGCTACATCTCCGTATGGCACTACATCAAACGCCAACGACTGATAATCCGCAGCTTCGTGGTTTGTCTCATCAGATGAGAAGCTAACGAGAAGCTGATTGCTTTGTTCGAGATAGCCCGAAACGTGTATTTTATATTTCATGTCTTCACCTATGATACGCCGCCGAGGCGCGTCCCTGTTGTTGACCAAGTAATAAATAAATTTCCGACAGCATAATTACCGCGCGTTCCGCCAAAGCCGGGGTCGCCCTCAACAAAACTCGGCCCTACATTGGAAGCGCCGACAGAGCCGTTTGCTCCCAGCCCTCCACCATTACCACCTGCCGTTGGGGTTGGAGTTCCTCCAGCACCACCCGCAGTAGCAGTGCCGCTAGAACCATTTTGCCCCGGAAAATTACCAGCCGTTGCGTTAATTGCAGTGCCGCCAGTGCCGCCAGAGCCGCCGTTTACGCCAGCACCACCACCGCCGCCGCCGCCGCCATACACGGCAATACCCTTACTACCTCCAACGGCAGCAGCACCACCACCGCCGCCACCGCCACCGCCAGCAAACGTGCCGTTGTTATCTATAGTTGTAGCAAATTGCGCGCGAAAGGCATTCCCACCAGCCGTTCCGTCTGTTCCGTCAGTAACTACAAAACCCGTAGCATTACCATCCCCTCCGTCACCGCCATTGCCGCCCTGACCCTTAACTAAACCGTTGTTGATAATGGTAATTGTGTCGCCACTTGCCCAGCCCGTGCCTGTATCTAGGGCAACCGCTGCCGTGCTAGTCGTGCCAACGGTGGCGCCGCTGTTAATTGTCAGCGTGACATCTGTCACGCCAGCCACATAGCTTGCGCCTTTGTTACTAAATATATTGTAGTTACTTTGGTTGGACGCAATCGTAAGGCTTAGGGCTGTGCGGTTGACCGCCCCATAAAAGTCGCCCATAGAAATTGCGCCGCTTGTTGGCACGTTGCCGTTTCCGGCGGCGTCCGGCACCTTACCGCCGCCCTTGTAAAACTCGGACAGGCTGTGGGGTGTGCTGTCGGAAAATTCGCCAACGATGTCGGTGGCAAATGATAGCGCGCCAGAGGATTTAACAGCCATGAGCCGCCTCCACTAAATAGAGCCAAATGCGGTTACGTCGCCGGTAACCTTTAGGTTACCAGACGTGTCGAGCTCCATCTTGGCGGTGCCGCCGTATTTAAAGATGAGCTTGTTGCTAGACACCTCAAACGACCAGTCGCCTGCCGTGTTGTCTAGGGCGATATTGCCCTTGACCAGCACGTCGGCCTCGAATGTCGCGTCCTTGTCGTCGGCAATGGTGAGCGCAGTCGCGTGAGCGTTTACGCTTGAGCCGGTAGAGCCAGCGCCGTCTGCGACTTGAACAATAACGGCGCCGCCTGTGCCCGTGCCTGTGCCGGCGCCGCCCTTCAAGGTAAGAGCCGTGCCGGACTGGTCAGTGCCCGATGCGTCGGCCGGCTCAATGGCGTCAGCCGCAACCTCGTCGCTTGCGTTCCGGGTGACCAGCGTGCCGCTGCCCGTTGTCGCAAACTTGCCGTCGATCGTGTCGAGGTTGTTGTTAATCTTGGTTCCCCAAGTGTCGTCCGACCCGCCGATTTCTGGCTTTGTCAGACTAAGATTGGTGGTTGTGGTATCTGCCATTTTCTAGTCCTATGCTGAAATCCAACTAGCGTCTGAGCCA